CCTGTGCTCATTTGTCTCCCTCCACCCTGTCTAGGGCCTTATCCACTTCAGCTTCATAGAGCTCCACCCATTGGGATTCTGTCTGGGTGGCAGCGTCACTGAGGAAGGGCTGCGCCTTGATGTTGCGAGCTGGCCAGCCCCAATGAATGGGCCCCGCATAGGGCGCTGAGGCATCCACGGCAATACCGCCATCAACGGCAACCATGCCAATGGATGCAGCGAGATTGCCAGAGACCCTGGGGGCCAGCCCACGCGCCACAGCGGCAACCATTGCGCCAGCTGCCCTGTTGGGTGTCCCCAAATCCTCCAGCTGGGCACCAGCATCCTGGAGAGTCTTTGAGAGCTTGTCAGACCCAATGACCTGGACGCTGGTGCCCTTATCAGCCACTAGCTGGCCTTGCTGGAGCTCTTGGCGCTGGCTGTTGCTGCCAGCGCTGCGCCAGCGTCCCCGTAGGTGACAGCGGTGGCTGGGTCAAAATTGTCCAGGCCAAAGCTGAAATCGCTGGAGAGGAAGTCGCCATAGTTGTCTGCACCCAGCTCCAGCGGTGCGAGCTTCAGGTTTCCAACAACCACGGTGCCCACATCGGCGCTAGGCGTAAACGAGAATGGGACCACCTCGCCGAAATGCTGCCAGGTCATGGCAAAGAAGCCAGCTTCAAGGCCAGCATCTACGTCAATGTTTCCATCCAGGGCCCACGTGATGGTGTCTGCTGCGCGCTTACTGGTGCCGCACAGCATGGTTTTGGTATCCCCCTCGCTAATGTCGGGGGTGATTTTGACGTTATTGACCAGGCAGGAAATGTCCAGTGGGGTGCCAGTCTCACCAATGGTGAGAGTGCCAGGCCCTAGAGTCCCCGTGCCATCAGGTGTGGTGGCCATGGTGTCAGGCTCCTATCTTGATTCGGCTCTGCCAGCTGAGCTGGTATGTAGGGACAGGCTGTGCGCCCTCGCGTAGCTGGAGGGGCTGTGCGCGCCCATCTGTGAAGGGGAAGAGCCCCGCCACCGCATCCACCAGCTGGGAGAGGGTTTGCGTAATGCTCACTGTGCTGGTGTTGGGTGCCACCAGGAATGCGCTCCAGCTGACCTCCATTGTGCCCTTATAGAAAGTAAACTCCACAGCTGGCATGGGCACCCAGATGCACGGGGGGTTGACGCTGTTGGAATCGTCATAGACGCGCAGCGGTGCCCCATTAAAGGTCTGAGCGCCAAAACGCTCCAGCACCGTTTGCACAGCCTCTGCCAGTCCCATCAGCCAATCCCGTAGCTATCTCGCATATATGGATGCAGCATGGATTCCACGCCTTTAAGCCAGTCCGTAGAAATGCGCACAGGGCCAAAGTCTGCGGTACTCCAGCTATTTAGCACGCCAAAGGCTGCATCTTTGCGGCGGTACATTTCCACCGTGACAATGACTGTGGCATCAATGATGGGCTGAGGCGTAGGCGTGGGCCATGGCTCTTCAGGCTCACCCATGTACCCATCGACCAGCAGAATGGCGCTGTTGGCAGCCGTGGTGACCCTGGCAGCGTCAACATCAGCCGCCACCAGGCCCAGCTGAGCCATGGCAGCAGCTGCAATGGCCTCTGGCGTGGTCCAGCTGGGCTGGACATAGCCAGGCCAGGGCTCAGCTGTCATCTGTGGTGGCCTTTCTGCGGGTGGCCTTTTCAGCTGCCTGCGTCTCTTCCTCTGGTGGCGCTGGTGGAGCTGGGGCCTGGCCAGCGGCAAAGGCTGTGCCAGCCCAATAGATGTCAGCGCCTGTGGAGAGGTCTACCCAGCTGCCCTCAGCCCATTCAGCGCCCAGGGAAAGGCCTAGCGCGTTTGCTTGCGCCAGGGTGGTCGGCGCTGTGGCCCCCGCTGGTGTCCAGGCCCCTGGCGTCCCCGATGTGGCACCTGTAGGCACCACAACGGGGGGAGGCTCAGGAGGGGCCCACAGCGATGGCGGATAACTCTGGTCCCAAATGCCCTCAGACATTGGTCAGACCCCGATACGGACAACACCGTTACCCTGCGCGGGAGTAGTTCCGCCATCAGGGCTTTCCAGCGTGGTGGGACGGTAGAGCACCAGCGAGCTGGCCACCGCCACCTGACGGCCTAGCAGCGACGGCTCAATAGCCTCCAGCGTGGGATAGACGTATTCATACGCCTCAATGCCCAGCTCATTGCCCACAAAGTAGTCACCCGTGGTAATGCCAGGCGTAACCACAGCGGTAAGGCCCAGGCCCGCAATGGTGAAGGTGCCAGGAGAGCTGGTGCCGTTGGCGTTCACATTGTTGGCAAATGGGAACAGCGGGCGCTGCGCCAGGTCTACCAGACCACCCAGACGCGCCCAGCCCGTGGGCCCCATGGCAATCCATTCAGGCAGTGCGCCTGTCTGGTCAAACACCAGCGCTGAGGCATCAAAGATGGCCTGTCGCACAGCGGCTGCATCAGCGTCAGCTGGCAGCGCCACATGGCTGGCAGTCTTTGCCACCTCAGTGGCAAGGGCGCTCTCAGTCTTTGTGGCAAGGCGCTTCAGGAGCTGGTTAACCACCAGGTCCAGCGCGCTGGGGATGAATTCCTCAGCCTGTCGAGAAAGGTTGAGGTATCCGCCCAGGGTCTGGAGCTGAAGCGGGTCAGCGACAACATCAAACTTCTGGCTGACCAATTCCTGCTTCTGCTTTGCCTGAATGTCAACGCCAGTGTTGAAATTGGGGTCAACAATACGTGGCCGCATAAACGTCATGGAGCCAGGCGCGGGACGCACCCCGATAAGGCTCATCCACGGGCGACCCTTAGGAGCCAGGTCGATAATCGGGCCCGTAATAGGGCTGACAATGAGGCCACCAAAGCCACCAGCAACAGCCACGGTCTGTTCTGCCACTGTGCCCATGTGCTGAGCTGCGCGGCGCTGAACAGCGTCAAGGCGCGCGCCTGCCTCACGCTCTCGATTGTGGATGACATCCCACAGGAGCTCCCCAGCGCTGCGGTACTGGTGGCCAGAAACACTGACCCCAGGGCTGGACATGGCAATGCGCGCCTGCGCTGCCTCGCTCATGAGGTTATTTTCCGTTACCACCTCAAGCTGCCCATCAATGCTCTTGATGCGCTTTGAATAGGTGGTAATGCTCTCCAGCTCTTCAGCCGTAAGGTCACGGTTCTTATCAAGGGCAAAAGTCTTGAGGCCCTCAATCTTGCTGAACGTTTCGCTGCGCTCGCTCAGGAGCTTTTCCACCATGGGGTCTGTTGCCGTAGGCATGGCCCTAAATCCTCTCGCTAGGTGTCATCACTAGGTGAGGTGGTCCCTGTCTTTGCACCAGTGGTGTTCAGCCTGAATCTCTGAGGGTGGCTGGCTTTGCGACAGGTGGGCCTCTTGCGCCACTGACATTAGCGCGCGGCGCTGCGCAGGGGAATAGTGCCTAATCCCCTTCAGGCAATTCAGGGCCAGCCATCAGGGCGCTGAGCAAAACGCGCGCACCCTGTGGGGTCATGTCCCCTGAGCTGACCAGCAGCCGACACAGAGCCTGGAGCTGGTCAGGGTTAACGGCCAGGAGCTCAGTCATGAAGGAAGCCAGCCCAGCGCTCACCCGCAGCGGCAAGCTCTTCCACCTCAGCGAGAATGGCAGCCCTGCGCTGGGCTTCCTCGCGCGCGGCCACATCTGCCGCTGTTTCTGCGTCCAGCTCCCCAGCGAGGTTGCGCACCGCCAGCAGCTGCGCCTGCGGATAGGCACCTTCAGGCACAGCGGCCACGCTTTGCAGAATGACGCTACGGCGCTCCACTAGGGAGCCCTCGCGCTCAGTGAATGCCTTAGGCACCACGCTCATAAACGTGATGCTCAGCGCCTGGTGCGAGCTGGTGACAGCATCCCTGGCGGCCTCCCGCTTAGACCTGTCAAACAGGAAACGTCCCCACAGCCCCTCTTTACGGTCCTCCAGGGCTGTAGCAACCCCCAGCCTGTCTGTGAATGCATCACTGTGCCCATAGGTCAGCGTCAGCCGCCCAGGAGCTCTCAGGGCCCTTTCACAGCTGCCAGCCCTGAAGAGCTCTTCATAGCGCACCAGGCCTGAGCCTCTGCGCTCCACAATGGCGGTCGGCACATCCCAGGGCACTAGCAGCCCTTCAGCGGTGCCAGCTTCCTCATCAATGTCCAGCTCAGCTGGCAGTGCGCGCGCGTAGTAAAGGGGCTCTGTCATGGCACTACCTCCACTGCTGTTGATGCTGGGGCTGTCACTGGTGCTGGTGCGTTCAGGGGAGGCCCGATGCGCTCTTCCCTGCGCACGTCATCAGCTGTCATTGCGCCGATGCGGGTAAGAATTTCGTACGTCTGTGCGCGCTCCAGCTCCCCAGGGCGCACATATTCGTCTCTGTCCAGCTCCAGGGTGGTGCCGCGTGGCAGCAGCCAGCCAGACAGGTTGGCAGTGACATCAGCAGCCTTAGGGCGCAGGCCAGCTCTCCAGTGGTAATCAAACAGGCTGGAGACATTCGAATAGGTCATGGAGTCCCCTGAGGGCAGCGCCATCAGGAAGGGGGGCACACCCAACATGACGCAGATACGTGAGTCATTAAATCGGCTCATTTCTGCTAGGGCCATGTCCTTAGGGCTGTTGCTGACTACCTCCAGCTCTACGCCATCAGCCAGCACCGCAGGGGCCCCCATGGCGCTGCGCCGCGCGTTCAGCCAGTCCAGCTGCATTTGTGCCATCTGGGTCCTGGAGGCCCTGCGCGGGTACTTCAGGACAGCCCAGGGGATGCCCCCGCGCGCAGCCAGCTCTGTGGCGTAGCGGGTCAGCACCTCAGCTGCCAGCAGCCGCGCGCCAGCTGCCTCCAGGGGGCCATGGCCATGAAGGTCCCCAGGCCATGACGCATATTTGATGTGCAAAACGTCTGCGGTGATGTCATTGCCCGCCAGCGTATAAACGGGCCTGCCATTCACGCGGTCGATATTGACAAATGCGGGGTTAAGCATGAAATACCGCATGGGATATCCCGTGTCCGCAAAGCGCGCGGTATCCAACAGAAATACTTCCCCGACAGCCTGATAGCACCAGAACAATTCCTTAGCGAAATCGGTCCAGGCGTTATATACCAATGGCTCAGGGTTTTCTAGCCAGGTGGGCCCAGGGTCCTGAGTGACCCCCTTTGTTTGCACATAGGGGGGCATGGAGGCCAGCACTGAGCTATTGAGGTCTAGGCAGGCAAACACCAGATCCAGAGTCTTGCCGAATTGGCCCCCAAATGTGCCTGGCTGGCTCCAGGGCACTTGCCAGCCCACAGGCCAGCCAGACCAGGCCTGCGCCTCAGGTGGGGGGTTGCCAGCGGGATACATCACATGCGTATTGCCAAAGCCCTCTGAGGCATCAGGCCCCACGCTGATGGGCCCGAAATCCCCTGGGGGGTTAGCAGTGGTGGGTGGAGGGTTGACCCCAGGCTCAATGCCATTGGGGGGATTATCGCGCGGCGGTAGGGAACGCTCATGCCGTGAGTCCCGAACCACCAAACCTGAGCCAGTCACGTACTCAGCCATGGGCCCATCCTCCAAACCGTGCCCGTAGAGCCATCTGCGTGCCTCTGTGAGCCCCGAACGGGGCCTGTCTGGTCTCCTAGCCCCTGCCAGCCCCCGCTAGCCCCGTAGCGCGTCATTGCACCACTGGCCCTGAGTCTGGCTGGGCAGCCTCAGCAATGGCCCAGATGGCTGCCTTGACCAGATCGACCCTGGACAGCCGATGCGCCAGCGCCATCCCCGTGCCCGTGACAGCGGTCCGCGCGTCCAGGAGCTGGCTGGTCAGGTCAGGTGCAGCCCTGTCATGCACCAGCCGCCCAGCGCCCAACCAGGCCCGATATAGCGACAGAGAGCGCCTGGTCTCCGCTGTGCCGCGCAGCTGTGGCGTCACGCTCAAATCCTCTAGCTCAGGGTCCGCAGACAATGACGCACCCACCAGAATGGAAGGGTTAATAACGCCAGGATAATCCAGCGCCGCGCGCACATAAGCCCAGGCATCCACGCGGCTGGGGAACAAACCCCCCGTGACTCTAATCAGGCCCTCAGGGTCTCTTTCCGCCATGGCGATAACAGCCCCACCCAGGAAATCGTCCTCAATGGCCACCACGGGCGACACCAGCCCCAATGGCCCTAGGCCCAGGCTGGCGGCAAACAGGGAAGGGTCAACCAGCCTGTCTGGCCTGACCTCATTTTCATCCTGCCAGGGCCAAATGTTCAGGTATTGGGTGCGGAACGAAATAACGTTCCCCCTGCGCTTAGCCCTTTCCAGCCTG